GCGTACCAATTTCAAATCTCCGGTCGAAGTGGGGCTACTCGCAGTTGACATGATGATTATGAATTCGATACCAGTGCTATTCGCCGTCGCGCTCAAAGAACTGCTGAAGGGTGAGTGCGATCAAGACCTCGAGTGTTTAGCTAATAAACTTGGTCATGAGCAACTGTCCTTTCTTTTCGGACAGATGATACTGCTGAGAGAAGTAGGCACCGCAGTGGACGCGGCGACCTGCGGGGCAGGGTTTGGCTACTCTGGTCCAGCAGGGTTGAGGTTCTTCTCGGACATGTACAAACTAGGTCAACAGACTAACCAGGGTGACGCTGATCTCGCGGCATTCAAAGCCGCAAATTCCGTGGCCGGCGCATTACTGCATTACCCTGCAGGCCAGGTTAATGCCACGGTCGAGGGGATTATGGCAGTGGAGGATGGCCGGGTTGACGGGGTGTCTATCCTACCAGCACTGATAGTTGGCCCCCCTAGAAAATAGGGAGGGTCGATTTTGATGTTTTAATTTAGTCAATGTACCCTCTGTATTCACTGGAGGTTACATGACAAAATTCTCTCGGATCCGCGACAAAGCAAGTTCGTTTATTTTTAGCGTCGAGACATGGTTCATGAGCCTCCCATCCATTTCATACCTCAACGGCCAGCTTAATATTCTACTGAAGAAAATACCGTACTTCGGTCGGCGGTTCTTTTAAGTGTCAGATCCGAACATACTTCTCTGGTTGGCTGGGCAGCTTCTAGTTGGGGCAGCAATCTGGGGCGGTATAAGGGCGGATATCCGTGGGATGCACGCACGGTTAGAGCATACAGAAAAGAACGTCACCGAAGCACATAGCCGGATAGACCGTCTACTACTCGAGCGCGCAAAATAGTTTGCCAAAATTAACCACTGAATTACTTCAGCAGGCGTTAAATTTAGTCGAGGAGCATGGCTCTACCCACCGCGCAATACTCGCTGGGGCAACCGATCTCCCTAGAGCCACTCTCCGATTCCGCCACCACCAGGCGCTACAGGCTGGCTTGCGTCCGACGTACAAAAAAGAACCAGTAAAGATCTACAAAAAAGATCGTCTCGGCCAGCAGCATATGGTCATCCCAGACACTCAAGTCAAGGGTGGGGTAAACACAGACCATCTTACATGGGCCGCTAATTACGCAGTCGATAAACAGCCCGACACCATCATCATGATCGGTGACTGGTGGGATATGCCGAGCCTGTCTCATTACGATAAAGGGAAGTTGTGTTTCGAGGGTCGTAGGTACGTCGACGATATCAAAGCAGGCAGGGCGGGGATGGAAAAATTCCTAGCGCCAATCGACGAATATAACCGAACCGCAAAAGTAAAGTACGCGCCACGAAAAGTTTTTTGTCTGGGAAACCACGAACACAGGATCGTTAGGCTCGGAGATGACTGTCCAGAACTGTCCGGCAAAGTCCAACTAGATGACCTTGGCATTAAGGATTACGGATGGGAGATGCATGACTTCTTACGCATCGTAAAGATAGACCAGATTGAATACTCCCACTATTTTACAAGTGGGGTAATGGGTAGACCAGTGTCGTCCGCAGCAGCACTACTCCGCGAGCGACAATGTTCAGCGACTATGGGTCATGTGCAGCACACAGATATGGCGATGCACAAGAAAACCCAGAACACCGCTCTATTCTGCGGCACATTTTATCAGCACGACGAGTCCTACCTGGGCGCGCAGGGTAACGATCAGCGCAGGCAAATTATCATCAAAAACGAAGTAGCCGACGGGCGGTATGACCCGATGTTCATCTCTCTTAACTATTTGAAAAAGGTGTACCAATGAACCTATCCAAAATGCTTAACGATTGTTTGACTGAGTCCGACAACATCACCCATGACCTGGCGAAGTGGCTGGCATTACTCGCTACCCCTGTGTTTCTCGGCATAAATATTTACCTGGTAGGTTGGACAGAGCGGCCGTGGACCGCTACGGATTTCGGCATCGGATGTGGGGCTGTATTTGCTGGTCTGGGATTAGCGCTTAAATTAAAACCACAGACGGAATCATTATGATTAACAGCCGATCACTCGTAGATCTGAACCCCAAGGTCGCTGATCTGTGCCGGCAGTTTATCGAACACTGCGCGGCGGCTGGTATCGATGTACTCATCACCAGTACATACCGAGACAACGAATCCCAGGACGCGCTGTACGCTCTTGGCCGGACGCAAGCAGGGGCTAGGGTTACCAACGCCCGAGGCGGGCAAAGCTGGCACAACTATGGCGTGGCTTTCGATTTTGTCCCTATCGTCCACGGCAAAGCAGTCTACTCAGACACCCGCGCATTCGAGCGCTGCGGCGTAATTGCCGAGAGTATCGGGTTGGAGTGGGCTGGGAGGTGGACGGGGTTTAAGGAGATGGCGCACTGCCAGTACACCGGCGGCCTGACTCTGAGTGACCTAGCAAGCGGCAAGGCCCCGCAGTGATTCGCAAAATAGAATTCGGCCTAATGTTAGCCGGGCTACTCTTTGCTATTTACTATGTGTATGAATGGGTGACGCGGCCAACATCATCTCTAACAGAGATCGCGGTTGTAGCCACTGATGCCCCGGCCGTCGCGAACGAAGCAACCCAGGCCGTTAAATTCGCGCCGATCCAGGCTTATGTGCAAAAAGAAAAAATCGCCGCGGCTTTAAAACTGCCAGAGCGTATCGTATCGGACAAAGATATCGAAATTATTTCGGCACCCAGAGTGAGGGCTGACAGATACGATCATGACGTCTCGACCGTCATCAACAAGCGGACCGGGGCGGTGGAGGTATTCGACACCAAACGAGATCTGCCGTGGTTCGCTACTGCATACACCGGTAATGCTGGCGTCTACTACGGGGTCGGAACGGGTGGAGAGACTGCAGTTCGGCTGATGGTACAACAAGATTTTCTTAGAATTAAATCAGTATCGATTGCTGGCATCGCGAGCGCAGATCAATCGCTTGGCGGCAACTCTGCCCATGCATACGGGGTAACTTACTTCACTGGGGTAGGGGCTAGGCTAGACTGGTGAGGTACACAAGGCTGCGACCCCCTCAAATCGATTTTAAATGGGGTCGAAATCGACTCGGATAAAGCCAAGGTGTCGGAACGCGCTGCGGAGAATACTCCATTTAATCTCATTAAATTGTGCGGAGATTCTTGAGGCGTTCCGGCATATTGGCTCTACCGGTTTGTCTGGTAGTACTTTGTGTTTTTTTCTTTACGGCACTCAGCACAGTACCCGTCCAAGGTCTCATTCTTCCTCGGCATCCTTGGCCGGAGTTGGCAGGCCGGGCAGATGATATCTCTGATATACCGGGCGCGATCCGGTGGGGGTGGGGGTATATGTAAGCCAGCCCACCTGTATTGGTTCATTCCTCGACCCTCCGTTTTTTAAGTGCTTTGTGTTTTTTCTTAGGGATGAAGTACCAGCCATCGAGCCACTGGTCGTAATCTGTCCCAGCATCCCCAGGCTCATACGGGTTATCTTCCTCAGTCAGCCCGGCCAGCATCGCAGCGAATCCCTCTCGCTCAACTCTTCGCATCGATAAAATCCGAGACGATTTTATTCAAAATTTCAACGCTGTTATTATTGATAACGCCCAGATCTCTGCCTGCTCTAAACCTGACTCCACGTTCACTCGAGTGAGGGGCCACGCTCCCTGCATCTGGTCGGTACAGGTGTATTAGGTAGCCGCCATTCTGCCGCACCCAGTCAGCCTCGTTCTGGAACCGGACATCAGAGATGATCATGTCATCGCATTTATTCCGCGCAGCCTGGGCCATCTTGAGCCAACCATCTTCGCACACAGAATCACGCATCCATTCGGTGCCGAGAGTCTGCATCATCTGCCGCGGACTTTTACCAAACATCCAGTGGGGGATATCTTTTGTAGCGCGGTCATCACAATCGAGACCGAGCGCGGACAACATTTTTTTGAGGGGACCAGCGAGGGAATACTTAACGTAGCCACGAGACAAAACAACGTGGTCACACACCGTGTCTTTACCCGCTCCCGCTCGACCTGTAACGCCTATCAACATAGGGTCGAGCGTAGCATCGGTAAATTAATACAGCAAATTACATACGTCTTTTTTTGGGTGCCGCGCCGTATGAATTTCTCAGCGCAGTTTCGATCAATGCAGACTGTGATAAATCCTGGCGGCGCATCCATTCGACCAGCCAAGTGGGGAGACGAACAGCCACCATCACCCTGGCATCTTGCCCGGTGACTCGTGGCCGTCCTACTAGAGAGGTCAAGACATTTCCCATTCAAACTTTTCAAACTCATCACAAATTACTCTCGACAGATATGCAACGTCCTCATTATCGTCGATATTAATTCGGACCGGCTCACATAGTTGATAGCAACTGCACATGACCAGCCAGACGTCGACGCCATCGGCATCCGCAAAAAGAAACGCAGCGTCCAGCGCTTCCTCCGCACAAGAATAATCGAAGGGGGCGAATAGTTCAACGAGGACGCCGTTCGCGAACTTAGCCAGATTCAAGCCAGCCCCGTTATAAATGTCCTTCTCCGGCTCGGTCAAATTAATGACCGTACAATTCATGGTCTGTTCGATTCGATCTTCAGTTTTCATTTTCATTCTCCTAGTTGGTTAGTGTTTCTCTCGGTTACAATTGAAGTATAGACGTCAATTAAGAGGATGCAAGGAGATTACACTATTTGTTTTTTGTAGTGATTCGCTGACGGAGACGAGCAGACAGTTCCTCGCCGGTCGGGTTGTAGTAGATCATTAAAGATTTAAGGTCTGTATGACCGATCATCCTAGCGAGATCCGCGATGTCGATATACCTAGCCAGCCGGGTTGTCGCCTCGTGTCGCAGATCATGAAAAGTCAGCCCGGCCACGAGCGCGTGGTTGCGGATGATCCGGAAATTATTACTGATCTGATCTGCAGACAACCCGAAGATGAACTGGCCTGGGTCGTCGGGCTTTAACTGGATCAGAATTCGCTCGGCCTCTTCCGTCAGCCCGACCTCTCGCGCTGCGGCGGCCGACTTCCCGCCTCGATTTTCGATTGCAGCGACAGTCAGGGAGTGGCTGTCAAAATTAATCTCGGACCATCGCAGCGCAGCGATCTCACCCTCTCTCATGCCAGTCTCGATTGCGAACAGCACCGCTGCCCCGGTCCTGGCCCGAACTGATGCGGGCCTAACATATGGATCATATGTACTGCAAAACATTATCTGGGTGAGTTCGTCTGGCGAGGGCCGACGTGTCCGGTGAGCGGACGGCTTGGGGTGGGAGCAACCGTGAAATGGATTGTGTACAAACCACTTCCACTCTTTTGTAGCGATTGTGCAGGCACCCGATAAAATTGTAAGTTCACGCGAGACTGTGTTTGGCTTGAGTGTTGTACCGCTGCTCTTCACAGTCTTGAGCCTGCGATCCCGGTACTCCGCGAACGCCGCAGTTGTCAGATCACCCAGCCGGGTATCGACCCACTTCTCGTCACGAAGTATCGCGTCTATCCTGGCAGTCTCCTTGTCGACTGATACTTTTTTGGTGGTTACCTCATCGCGATATTTAATTAGCACGTCTCGGAAAGTTTTATCAGGCTGGCCCATGCCGACGCCAGTCCCGATTGATCCCTCGATCCCGTTTGCCCAGACCACCGCAGCGGCTTTAGTCTGGAAAGTTTTAGTCTGGGTGACCCCTTTACGCCGCACGATTGCTGTAATTGTCTTCCCGCGCTTCCGAAACGTAGCCATATTACCCCCTTAATATAGTGAGATAAACTCAGTATAAATCGGTTTGACACAAACCGTGGCACAAATTTGGCACAAATCTACAAGGGTAATACTGGAATCGTGGGGTAAAGAACGGGATAGTTAGGTCGGTGATGATCTGTCTTTCCCCCTGCAAAGCCCTGTGCCTACTGGGTTTGAGGGGATAAAACAGAATAAAACAGAAGAGTTTAAAACTACTCTAAAACAGTAAAATTTGCCGACACCAGGAGTCGAACATCGGCATGGGCAGTGGGTCTATGGGTTACTTGACCCAAATTTGGCACACTATTTATTTCTTCTCCCGGTAGCGCTCGACCCAATCTATAATCTCAGTAGCCCTCCATCGCGGATGACCTCGGCTCGTCTTGCTTGGTAGCCGATAGCTGGCGGGGAAGTTTCCCAGCGGGGCGTATCTCGCCAGGACATACTCAGCCCCTACCCCGAGATACTCTCCCACGATTTTAGCATCCCACAACTCGATGTCTGGACTAAATTTCATCTAATCGCCCCTGCATGGTGGACGCAGCCGTAGCTTGGCCCGGTTATAAAATTTGCTGTGTCACTGCAGTCATGGACCAGCATGTCGGTCAGTTCGATTAATGAGCGGGGGTACACTGACGAGGAGTGTTTATCTGAGTGGCAGACTCCACGGTCCCAGTCTGAGCATGTATCGCACATATGTTTAATGCCATGCGGGTGGAGGAGGGGATTAGTTTTCATGGGGTCCCCTCGTCGTAGCAACCAAAGCGTCCCAAGCAGATTTCAAAGCGGCTTGAGCGGCAGCACACTTGGCCTCTGCGCAGGCTGTAGCAGCCCACCTAGCGCGGACACCAGTATAAGCCGCATGATCTACAGCCTCCTCAATTGCCCTCAACAACTGTTCTCTAGTCTTGCTCATGCTAGATCCTCCCAATGTTCACACTCACAAACATATCTACCAGCATTGTGCGAGGCGTTTCTTAAAAAACCATGCGGCGCGTTGGGGTGTGTATTGCATTTGTGCGTTTCCATCAAAGGCTTTTTAGCGGTCACGCAGATATGCCAAAACCTCTCTGCCAGTTCTTCTAGTGTACTCATGTGTTCTCCCCAGTCGTTAGGTGAACATACTCGTGCGCCAGCCAGTTAAGTGAACCAAGCATTTGATATTTGTCATCATGAAAATTCCCCCAAGTCGATAATCTCAACCCGTCACCAGCAAATCCAGTCCCGATATAGCTTTGTAGTTGCCCGCTCTCTGCCATTTTAAGCGCTTGAGTGAGCATCTCAATTAACTCTGGATTAGGTGCTGACTTGCTAGGCATATCCGCGCCCGTTTCAAGATATTTCACGTTACTCATGTGTTCTTCTCCTTTAGTTTAGCTTCAATTGCTTTGAAATTAGACCACGGGTCATCAATGTGTTCTGCCTGCAAGTCATGGAACTCCTCATCCGTCAACCCTACCCATTCTCCCTTCTCCGCCTTCACCAGTTCTTCTCTAGTTGTCATTTGTTTCTCCTTTGGCTTTACTGGCAGCACGATAGATGACCGAATAGTGATAGCAGCATGGCTTGTCCGTGATTTAACCCATCTCTCAAATTCGTCGGCACTTGACAACTCTTGCCAAGTCCGCCAGTCCGATTGTGTAATTGCGTCAAGGGTGTCTAGCAAGCCTAGAAGTGTGTGTTTTATTCTAATCAGTTCTTCTCTATCACTCATGTGTTCTCCTCCTTTAGCGGAAAGTTTGTTGTAATAAAGCGCACAGCAGTTTCACCGTCTTTTACAAGCACAGTTACCGTTGCTGCTTGCAGGTCGCTGCCATAAATTGCTCTCAATGATTCCCAAATTTTTTGCATTTCGTTGTTCTTTTGTATCTCCATGTCGTAAGCACACAGAGCAGCGGACGCGTCACTAAAGGCAACCCATGTGGCGCCAGAATATGCGGCATCATAAGCAGCCCTAGCATCCTCAACCGCCTTCACCATCTCTTCTCTCGTACTCATGTGATCTTGTCCTTATCATCTCTAGTTCACTCATGCGTTCTCCAAAGTGAATAAGCTAGGGCGGTCACCTACCCGGGATCAAACGGGTTTCCCGACCGCGACCCAGCAAGGTGTTTTCAGCATGTCTGCACCCGCCCCAACTTAATCGTCTAGAACGGTGCGTCCTCGAATATCTCCTCGGTCTGCTGCGGTGCTGCGCGAGATCCGTTATCCGCAGGTTTGGACCCTAGCATCTTCATCTCACTCGCGATGATCTCGGTTGTGTAACGATCAAGCCCCGCTTTGTCAGTCCACTTCCGGGTTTCGATGCGACCTTCGACATAAATAAAACTGCCTTTTTTTAAATAGTTCCCGGCGATCTCTGCCAACTTGCGATAAAACGTGACGCGATGCCATTCGGTTTTCTCAACCTTGGCGTCAGATACCTTATCTTTCCAAGACTCGCTCGTTGCCAATGTGACGTTTGTGACTGAGTCGCCGTTCGCCATGACTTTTGTCTCTGGGTCCTTGCCTAGATGACCTACCAGAATTACCTTATTAATTGATGACATGTGATTCTCCTCGGTTATGTGGACGTGCCACTTTAAGTGATTGTTCGTTATCAAGATTCGTGCCAACTTTGAGCCTGTACTCGTCGATTCTGCGCTTAACTGATTCCCTGCACTTGTAGCCAACAGCCAAAGCAATCTCGAGCGTTGTATATGAGAATACGACGTGAAGAATGTATAAATTATGTGCGCTTGGGCGGGTTACTTTTTGCGCAGCCTCTTCGATTGCCCGCTCGTTTTTGGTCATCGAGAACTCGGTCCGAGGGTAATCTTTGTAAAATGCGGTTAGCACTCGGATCTCCTCGGGGATAAAAATATTATCGGATAGCATTATTTCATCCCCTCAATCTCTGCCATTGCAGAGTCGACCATCTCGATAAATTGACCGCGTCGGATTCTGATCCGCTCAATGTCTCCGATGTAATCCACCCTCGCCAGCCTGTATATAAATAACTGTGCGTAGTCTGGGAACTCACTTGAGTAGCTGACAAAGTCGACCCAATCGACACCGGTTACTTCGAGATGGTTCATCAGTTGCCAGTGATATTTTTTATCGTATGACCGGCTTGAGACTGTCGCCCAGTGACTCTTAATACCAACGCACTTGATCTCGATACATCCCTC